ACCATTGATAGAGAAACCCTAGCAACTGTTGTTGCCTATGTAGTAGCCATGGGTCCTGATTGTTATAAAGACACTAAAAGGTTTGCAAAACCTTGGTGTGAACAAGGACAGTGGATATTGATTGGTCGATATGCAGGTTCTAGGTTTAGGTTGGCTGATGAAAGCGAAGTCAGAATTTTAAATGATGATGAAGTTATAGCCACTATTTTGAACCCTGATGACATTGTTTCAGTATAAGGAGAATATATATGAACGACATAAATAATGAAAATCAAGTAGAAACAGAAGAACTTATTGTAGACGTAGAAGATACGCCTATTAATGAAGAATCTGTTGTTGAAACCGACTCAGGCGGTGACGATGAGCTTGATAAATACACCAAAGGTGTATCAAAAAGAATTAATAAACTTAACGACAAGATAAGAGAAGCTGAGATGAGAGCAAACGAAGCTGAGTCAAAGTATAAAAACTTATCTAGCGAATATGCCACGGTCAAAAGTAGAGCTAGTGTTTTAGACAAAAGCTACACTGAAGAATATGAAAATCGTGTAAAGTCGCAAAGACAACAGGCTGAAGATTTATATAGAAAAGCTAGAGAAACAAATGACCCCGACCTTGAGGTTAAAAGTGTAGAGCTTCTTAATAAAGTATCTTTAGAAGAAGAAAGAGTAAGATTGGCTAAAGTACAGCTACAAAGCCAAGAAGAGCAAAGTTTTAGAAATGTGCCACAAAGTGTACAAAATGTGCCACAACAAGTGTATGATAAACCTAAGCCTGATTCTAAAGCAGTTGAATGGCAAAAAGAAAATGACTGGTTCCAACAGGATAGAGTCAAAACATACACTGCAATGGGTATTCATGAGGACTTAATAAACGAAGGTTTTGATGGTCATGATAATGAGTATTACGAAGAATTAGACAAAAGACTTACAAAGGTTTATCCTGATTTAAGGAAAAAACCTGAAGGCGTATCAAAAGATACCAACTCAACTGTGCAAAGAGTTGCTTCTGCTTCCTCCGGAAGTCGCCAAGGAACACAAGGGAAGAGAAGCGGTATTAAGATTAATTCTAACCATGCTTCCGTAAAGAGCAACTTGAAACCTTACGGTATGTCACAAGAAGAGTGGCTGAAAAGAGTAGGTAAAGAAATAGTTAAAATTGAAGGAGTAAAATAATGGATTTAGATGCAATTGAAAATACAACACGCCAATCTCGTGATGATGAGCAACACGATAAAAACGCTAGAAGAAAACCATGGCAGCCTGCGAGGATGCTTGAAACTCCACCTGCTCCTGAGGGATATCAATACCGATGGATTAGGTCAGAGTATGTAGGTGTAGAAGACAGAAACAATGTTTCTGCTAGAATGAGAGAAGGATGGGAATTTGTCAGACAAGACGAAATACCTGATTTCCCTTTACCTACAATAGAGCATGGAAGACACGCAGGAGTCATATCAGTAGGTGGATTGATATTAGCGAAAATACCTAAAGAAACTGTTGAAGAAAGGAACGAACATTATAAAAATAGAAACGTGCAACAGAACGAAGCACTGGATAATACAATGTTCAACGAAGTTCAAGGAAACAATAGATACGTTAAGTATGATTCTAATAGACAGTCTAAAGTATCATTTGGAAAAAAAAGGTAGGAAATCATGGCGAATAAAGACGCTTCATTTGGTCTAAAACCTGTAAGAATGATGGGTGGCTCACCCTATTCAGGCGGACAAAGCCGTTATAGAATAGCCGCAAACTACGGAACAAGTATTTTTCAAGGCGACCTAGTAATGCAAGTTACTGGTGGTGGTGTTGAAATCCACGCAGATGGTGGAACGGTTCCTATAGTTGGCGTATTCAACGGTTGTATGTACACAGACCCAACAACATCAGAGCAAGTATTTAGTAATTATTACCCTGCAAGCACTAACGCTTCAGACATAATTGCTTTTATACACGATGACCCTAATACGGTCTTTGAAATCCAAGCAGACGACACTTTCCCAGTGGCTGACTTGTTTGGTAATTTCGATATCGTCTACACAAACTCAGGAAGTACCTATACAGGTATCTCAGGAGCAGAGTTAGACGTAACAACAGGCGCAACTGCAACAAGTTTGCCGCTAAAAGCAATTGACGTAAGTCAAGACCCTGATAACTCAGACGTTGCTTCAGCAAACACAAATGTTCTAGTTGTAATTCAAAATCATATAGCAGGCGTTAAAGGCGCAGGCTTAGCATAAGGAGTAATTAGATGGCTATAAGTAGGTCGCAATTAGCGAAAGAATTAGAACCCGGTCTAAATGCACTTTTTGGACTTGAATATGACGAAAACAATGAAGAATACAAAGAACTATATTCTATAGAAGACTCTGATAGAGCCTTTGAAGAAGAAGTGCTTGTAGTTGGATTTGGTGCAGCTCCTGTCAAGGAAGAGGGTGCAGGCGTTAATTTTGATAGTGCTTCAGAAGGCTACACAGCGAGATACACACACGAAACTGTGGCTCTTGCTTTTGCTTTAACTGAAGAAGCTATTGAAGATAACCTGTATGACCAATTAGGTAGAAGATACACAAAAGCATTGGCACGTTCAATGCAGCACACCAAAGAAGTAAAAGGAGCAAATGTATTAAACAATGCGTTTGATGCTAATTTTGCTATTGGTGATGGACAGCAATTAATATCCACAGCACATCCGCTAGCGGGTGGTGGTACAGCTCGTAACAGAGCTACAACAATGGCTGACCTAAATGAAACTTCACTTGAAGATAACATAATTGATATATCAACATTTGTTGATGACAGAAACCTAACTATTGCAGTTAGACCTGATAAATTAATCGTTCCACCACAATTAACATTTGTGGCTGATAGACTTTTAAATACTCCGGGTAGAGTGTCAACAGCAGATAATGACATTAACTCAATTAAAAACCAATCTTCAATACCAAATGGTTTCAGCGTAAACCATTATCTAAATGACCCTGATGCTTATTTTATTATGACATCGGTTAATGCAGATGGAGAAGGTCTAAAAATGTTCAACAGAACAGGAATGGAAACTTCTATGGAACCTGAATTTTCAACAGGTAACATTAGGTACAGAGCTAGAGAAAGATACTCATTCGGTGTCTCTAACTGGCGTGGAGTTTTTGGTTCTCAAGGAGCTTAAGGTTCTTAAAACCAATAAGGGGAGCTTCGGCTCCCTTTTTTTATTGTTTAAACTAATATACAATCAGAAGACTAGGATTAATTAACTTGTTTTACCAACTGACCTAGCAGACAAGCCAAGATGGTAAAACTTATTTCCTTAGGAGGAAATTATGGCAAATACAACATTTAGCGGTCCGGTAAGGTCCGAAAATGGTTTTGAGACTATTTCAAAAAACGCTACGACTGGCGTAGTTACAATCACAAGTGGCAATAAAATGTCAGCAGAAGCTGTGGGCAGTGCGGGTATAGAAGGCACAGCAGCAGTATATGTTACTCAGGTAGAACGTTTTAAAAGTGATACCGATACCAACGTAAACATTGTTAAAACAAAAATTATGATTGATTTAACAGGTTTAAGAGATGGTGGTACTGCAGGCGATATTATTGGTAAAGATGGTTCAGGCGTTGCTTACATTGGTCAGGTGACTACTGTAAACCAAGGAACTGTTTTTGGAGTTACGATGACTTGTTTAGAAACCCCTGCAGGCGGTGGTACAGATATAGATTTATACTCTGCTACTGAAGGCACAGGTGTTAATGACACAGCTATTGGTGATTTAACAGAAACACAAGTTATAAATGCAGGTGCAGCTTCAGCAGGTACTATGGTAGCAGGTGGAGACATTGCAGCAGACCAATACTTATATCTTGTAGGTCAAGGTACAGGTCATGCAGCTTATACAGCAGGTCGTTTCTTAATTGAGATAACTGGCTACGATATAGCATCATAAGGAGTAAACTATGGCAGATGCAGTAACATCAACAACTATAGTAGATGGTGAAAGACTGGCTGTAATTCAGCTTACAAATACCTCTGATGGCACAGGCGAGTCTGCTGTCACCAAAGTAGATGTAAGCGCCTTATCATCAAGTAGTAATGGGCAAGCATGCACAGGCGTAAAGCTTGGAAAGATTGTTTATTCTACTTTTGGTATGAGTGCAAGGCTCTTATGGGTTGCTGACACCAATACTGTGTGTTGGGACCTAAACTCTGACTATGCAGATTCAGAAGATTTTTCTGAATTTGGTGGTATTTTAAATACTGCTGCAGCGAGTGGAAAAACTGGAGACATAGCTTTAACCACGACTGGTCACACCAGTGGTGATACCTATGTCATAGTCCTTACACTTATTAAGAACTACGGTTAAAATTTCTTATGGCAGTAAAAAAGCCTAGAAAAAAAACCAAGCCTATAAAGAAGACGACTGGAAAGGGTGGTAATTACCGCCCTACCAAGTCAGGTGCGGGCATGACCAAGAAAGGTGTAAAAGCTTATAGAAAGGCTAATCCCGGGTCAAAACTCAAAACAGCCGTAACAGGCAAAGTTAAAAAAGGTAGCAAAGCAGCTAAAAGACGTAAGTCTTATTGCGCAAGGTCTTTAGGACAATTAAAGCGTAGCTCTGCTAAAACTAGAAACGACCCTAATTCAAGAATTAGGCAAGCAAGAAAAAGGTGGAAGTGCTAATGGCTAAATCAAAAACACCAAGCAATGTAACCAATAAAAGTTTATATAGCAGAGTAAAATCAGAAGCTAAAAGAAAATTTGACGTTTACCCCTCTGCTTATGCAAATGCTTGGCTTGTAAAAACATACAAGAAAAGAGGCGGTAAATATTCAGGAGCTAAAAAAGCCGCTACAGGTGGTGTCATAAAAGCAAGCACAGGTGGCTTTATAGCAAAAGGTTGTGGTGCTGTGATGGAGCCTAGAAGAAAAGTTACTAAAATGCGTGGTAGGTAATGGGTTTAGGTAAATGGTTTAAAGAAGAATGGGTTGACATAGGCTCACCCAAAAAAGGTGGTGGCTATGAGAGTTGTGGTAGAAAAAAAACCAAAGGCTCTAAAAGAAAATACCCTAAATGCGTACCCAAAGCAGTTGCTAATAGAATGTCTAAGTCAGAAAAAAAATCAGCAGTAAGTAGAAAAAGGTCAAAAAAACAAGGAGTTGGCGGTAAACCAACTAATGTAAAAACATTTGCAAAATGATTACGCAGGCTTCTATAAAGGAAGAAATTAGAGATTGGTCAAAAGAGGTTTTAGAAACTGAAGACCCCGTATGTCCTTTTGCAAAAAAAACATGGGAAACAGAAAAAGTAAATGTGGTTTTGTCCCAGTGTATATACTGGACAGATTTAATTGACATAAGCAAAGATTTTCCCAAAGATAAGGATGTTTTCATATATTGTGATTTAAACATGAATGTTGATGCTTTTCATTTTGATAGCAGAATATTGATGTTAAACTCTTACTTGCAACCGCATAACCTTTGGGTAATGGGGTTTCATCAAGACCATGAAGCAAAAGAAGTGGTAGAGCAAGAACATTTTGAACCGCATTTTGAAGAAAGCTATAATATGGTCTTTATGCAAAGATTAGATGAATTAAACAAAGCGTCTGAAAGATTGCAAAAAATAGGTTATTATAATAATTGGAATGTAGAAGATTTCCAAAATATTTTAAAAAGAAGGAGTAAATAATGGCAAAATCATTA